CAAAAATTCCTGGAGTAAAGCCACTTGGAAATGTATTAGGCAGAAGCATGGACGTTTTAGGAAGTCCGCTCGCTTCGGCAACCTATATTGCAATGGATACGATGATAGAAATGTCAGAGGGTAAAAGTTGGGACGAGATTGCAATGGATCCAGAAAAAGGAGCTGCAATGTTATTACCTTCTACGTATGCACAGCTTGCTAAACTAATGGGAAGTCCACAGATGAGAGGTATTCTTACATTATGGAAAGCAGGTAAATTAATGACGCCGACAGGTTTAGCTTGGACAGGAGCAAGTTTACTTTATCAAGGCGGACAAGAAGTTTTAGAAGAAATAGATCGTAGATCAAAATTAACTGCGGAGGAAATAGAATTAGAAGACGAGCAGCGAGCACTTTCTCAGGAGACCACAACACAAGATATGTATGGCGACATAGATGAAGAATATATTCCAGAGGAAAACCAAACACCTGTAGAAATAGATAAACCTAAATACCAAAGAATGGCAGAAGGCGGGATCATGCAAGTTGAACGAAAAGGATTTGCGAAAGGTCCTATGGATCCAAGTAAAAGAAATTTTATAAAAATATTTGGAGGACTCATGGCAGCGATTCCTCTGGCGAAATGGATGAAGTTTGGACCTAAAGCTAAAAAGCTATCTCTTGAAGTTATGAAACACGTTAAAGGAATTGGAATGCCTAAATGGTATCATCAATTGGTGAATAGAGTAATTGCAGAAGGTACGGATGTAACTAAGATATTGGGAAGAGTGGAAAGAGAAGTTGTTCATACCAAACCAATTAGTAAAACAGAAGAAGTAACTGTTTATCGTAATTTAGATAATGGGGATTCTCACGTTGAGTACGGACCTAGAATATTTGATGAAAATGGAAAGGTTGTCCGTGCATCTAATGATAATGAAATTATTAAAATGGAACACAAAGCTGGTGAGATTATTGAAGAAGGTAAACACAAAGGTAAGAAAGCAAAAGGAGAGTTTTCAGCTATGGAAGGAGAACCTGAAGTTGTAAACTGGGACGGAGATATTGATTGGACAGGAGAAAATGTTGTGAATAATGTTGATGAATTAATGACGGATACCACTAAACTTGAAGAGTTTGCAACGGGTAAAAAAGTAAGTGCCGTTAAAAAAGTGAAGGCCGCGGAAAAGGCAAAAAAATTACAGAAACTACAAGAAGATACGCTGGAGCAAATAGATTATATTGAAAATAAAGGAGGCCATCAGTCTATAGAAGATGTACTGGATGAAGGCCTTCCTGACAAAACTAAAAAATGAGCTACCCTAAAAAGAACTTACTTCCCCCTAAAAGAGGGCCCCTACCACAAGGGTTGAAAGTGAAGTATAATACTGATACTAATAACTCGGAGAAACTAAATGGCAGAAGACAATATCGACAAAGTGCTTCCAAACGAAGTACGACAACAAATTAAATTACCTCCCGAAGAGGAGATCCAAGAAAAAATCGTAGAAAATCAAGAGGTTGAAGGAACTGAGAAAAAACCTATTGAGATGGTTGAAAACGAAGACGGAAGTGTAGATATTGATTTTGAACCTAAAACTGCTGCACCGCAAGAGGGCGACGAGCACTATGCTAATTTAGCAGAATTTTTACCCGATGATGTTTTACAAAAAACAGGCTCTATGCTTGTTCAAAAATTTTCGGACTATACAATGTCCAGAAAAGAATGGGAAAAAACTTACACACAAGGTTTAGATCTTTTAGGATTTAAATATGATATGCGATCAGAACCTTTTCAAGGAGCTTCTGGCGCCACGCACCCCGTTTTAGCTGAAGCTGTAACTCAATTTCAATCACTAGCTTATAAAGAATTATTACCGGCAGATGGTCCTGTTAGAACTCAGGTCATGGGAATACCATCTCCAGAAAAATATCAACAGTCCCAAAGAATCAAAGAATTTATGAACTGGCAATTAATGGATCAGATGAAGGAATATGAACCTGAATTTGATTCAATGTTATTTCACTTACCTTTAGCCGGATCAACTTTTAAAAAAGTTTATTATGATGATCTCTTACAAAGAGCTGTTTCTAAATTTGTAGCAGCAGATGATTTAATTGTTCCTTACACAGCAACTTCTTTAGATGATGCTGAAGCTATTGTTCACAGAGTTAAGATGTCTAAAAACGATTTACGTAAACAACAAGTAAGTGGTTTTTATAGAGACATTGAATTAAGTTTACCCCAACAAACAGAAACCGACGTTAAGAAAAAAGAACGAGAATTAGAAGGCACGACTAGAACTCGAGACGATGACATGTATACTCTTTTGGAGTTTCACATGGATCTTGATTTAGAAGGTTTTGAAGATGCGGGTGAAGATGGAGAACCTACGGGAATCAAACTTCCATACATTGTCACTGTAGAAGAAACATCAAGAAATATTTTATCAGTTAAACGAAATTATGAAATTGGAGATCCGAATAGAAATAAGATCCAATATTTTGTCCACTTTAAATTTCTGCCAGGACTAGGTTTTTATGGATTCGGTCTCATTCATATGATTGGCGGGTTGAGTCGAACGGCAACGTCCGCTCTACGCCAATTATTGGATGCGGGTACGCTCTCCAACCTACCCGCAGGGTTTAAGATGCGCGGCATTCGAATTAGGGATGACGCACAATCTATACAGCCTGGTGAATTCAGAGACGTTGACGCACCAGGTGGGAATTTAAAAGATTCTTTCATGATGCTTCCATTCAAGGAGCCATCACAGACTTTACTAGCTTTAATGGGCGTCGTGGTACAAGCAGGACAACGATTCGCTTCTATAGCGGACCTGCAAGTGGGTGATGGGAATCAACAAGCAGCTGTGGGCACGACCGTAGCGCTTTTAGAGAGAGGCTCGAGAACAATGTCTGCAATTCATAAAAGAATTTATGCAGGATTGAAATCTGAGTTTAAATTATTAGCCAGAGTATTTAAATTGTATCTTCCACAAGAATATCCTTACGATGTTCCTGGTGGACAACGTACAATTAAACAAACTGATTTTGATGACAGAGTAGATATTCTACCAGTTGCAGATCCTAATATATTTTCTCAAACACAAAGAATTTCTATTGCTCAAACAGAATTACAATTAGCATCTTCTAACCCACAGCTACATAATTTGTATCAAGCGTATCGAAATATGTACGAAGCTTTAGGTATTAAAGATATTGACACGATTTTAAAAAGACCCGCGCCGCTAGTTCCTAAAGACCCGGCTCTAGAACACATTGATGCATTAGCAGGACAACCTTTTCAAGGTTTTCCAGGTCAAGATCACCGATCTCACATTATTGCGCACATTGCCTTCATGGCAACCAACATTGTACGTAATAATCCGATGGTTATGGCGTCATTAGAGAAAAATATTTTTGAACACATCAGTTTAATGGCTCAAGAACAAATTGAAATAGAGTACAAAGAAGAAATTATGCAATTAATGCAAATGCAACAGGCTGGACAACAAAATCCGCAACTTCAACAACAAATGGCTCCGATTCAACAGAAGATTGAAGCTCGTAAAGCTCAATTAGTTGCTGAAATGATGGAAGAATTCCTTCAAGAAGAGAAAAAAGTTGTTTCTCAGTTTGATGGAGACCCAATAGCTAAGTTAAGAGCTAGAGAACTCGACCTTAAGGCTCAAGAAAACGAGAGGAAGAAGGGCGAAGGCCAAAACAGAATCGATCTTGATCGTATGAGAGCAATGATGAACCAAGAACAACACGATGAGAAGTTAGATCAGAACGAAGAGCTAGCTCAATTAAGAGCAGATACTTCAATTGAGAAGACTATTCTTAGTAAAACGTTGCCAAACAACTCAAGAGAGACTATAAAAGTAAACAAATAGGAGAACTATGACAAAAAGCAAAAACATCAAGGTTCCAAGTCAAAATTTGATTTTGGATCCAAGAAGTAAAGCGGACGTCACCAGAGCTCGAAACCCTATCCCAACAGGAGATACGGTAAAAGTAGCTGGAACGAGACGTATGCTTTCTACGAAGAGCAAAAAAGCAACCTGGTTCTAATATGTGGTTTAATTTAGCTGGAATGGCTTTAAAAGCTGGAGCTAAAATCTATTCCAATAGACAAAGAACGAAAGTAGCTATGTCTGATGCACAATTATTGCATGCAGAACGTATGGCCCGAGGTGAGGAATCTTACCAGGGTAAACTTCTCGAAGCTCGTCAATCAGATTGGAAGGACGAATTCGTTTTAGTCATATTATCGGCCCCCATAATTGTCTTAATGTGGGCAGTCATAAGTGACGATCCGACAGCGATGGAGAAAGTAAAACTTTTCTTTGAGTATTTTTCAACGCTTCCTACATGGTTTACTAGCCTTTG